CTGCCTGTTGGGCTGGCCCATAGTATTGATTTTCCAATGCGCTTTTTGTCAATGCATTTTGTCGCCCCATCGCTGATAATATGGGCGATGGTTCATAGGGAACTGATGGAATATTTAAAGCCATATCAATCACCTTAAATTAAATTAAATATACCGCCCCAAAGATTGCCACGTTGGTTATTTTCTGCGGCCTTCTCGTTGTACCTCATTCCTGCAATATCTTCGCCAAACCCTGTGGCTGCATTGGTAAGCGTATTCGCTGCATTCTGGCCACCGGATATTTCATTGCCTAACCCTTGGCCGTATTGTGTATTAATGCCAAGCACATTTTGCAGCCATTGATTCATGTCTTGAGAGCTAATATTTTGTGCATTTTGTTGGGCAAATTGGGTCAAAGGAGTCGATCCAGTTAACCCGGATTGTGATCCCATATTCTGCGCTGATCGGATGGCTTGCTGTTGCTGGAACTTCGCCCAAGGTGATTCTTGGTACTTGCCCATCAGGTTATTAATAAATGAGGAGGGGTCTTGCATACCCTTAAGCCAGTCTTGCATTTGAGGGATGGCTGATGTCCCCATATTGAGGAAGGGGTTTTGAAAGCCTTTTGACTGATTATAGAAATTATGCAGCGTATCTTCGGCGTTCTTGTATGGCTCGCTGGAATCACCGTAAAGCCCTAATCCCTCACCTATTCCAGAAAGGCCGCCATAAAGTGAATTATGCGCTTGCTGCAAAAACGACATCATTGTCATTGGATCCATAAACTTTCCGTCCTTAGAAAGCGTTAAACTAGATTAACCCAAGCCCCGTTTTCAAACCCTTGGAACTTGTTTAAGGTAGTATTATATATTAACTGCCCGTTAACTGGCGACTGTATCGAGTTTCTTTGATCTGTTGTCACCTGTGGAACCAGCATTCCAAATTGCGTTAAATACCCCTGCAAAGTCTGTATAAGTGCCGAGATATTAGCTATCCATACATCGCTCAGTTTATCCTCTTTGCCTTTGATGAGAGGGTCATAATAATTTAACTGGTCAAGATTATTGGCCATGCATTACTCCGGCATCACTTCAAAGAACCATGCAGCGCCTAAAATAATAAATGGGATACGCCCATAAAATTCCACCTTTGGAACAAAAGCCTGTCCCCTTGGTATTACGCCCAATTTTCTCCAAACTGTCCTATGCGTTCTTTGCCCTATCGCACCGACGGTGGACGATTGCCGATAATTGAAAGTCACGCCGCCGTCCTTGGATACAGAAAGGTAAATCACATGATCATCAGGAGAGAAAATGGGAATACCGCTACTTTCAAGCAATAGATCAATACCTGATTCGGTATCAATGGGGAAACTGGTTTCAGTGAGCAAATCAATGTCTACATTTTCATTGTCTATCTGTGCTAGACCCTGAATGATGTCAACCATGAACCTGTCGCAGCGTGTGCGATTATACGTGGATGGCACGTATGGACGGCCTATCCTGATCCTTGGTATTACTTCGCCGTCGTTTGTAGCAAATGAACTATCCACGTTATATAAAACTGGCTGATTGTAACTTCCAAAGTAGTTATTGCCATTAAAGTATCCATGCGTCTGTGCAGGGTGTCTATCACCGTTTAAAGCTTGTTCCTCATGCCAAAGCTTTCCCTCCTCTCTTGAGGGTTCGCTCAACGTGACATTGTAGACAAAGGTGTGATTTGCTGCGGTGAAATTAAGCCTATAAAAAATGATGCCATTTTCTTTTACAAATATTCCCTTAGCATCTGAAACTTGGTTTAATGAGGCATACTGAGCTAACTGGAAATCCAATGCGCGATTTGACACAGGGATTGATTCAGTCCCAATCACTTCCATTACAGCACCTAGACCGTCCTTGTCCTGTGATAAAAACATCATTTTATCAAAACCTGTCACAATCGAACCGACAGCCGGTGTCCCATACTCCATCAAGAGAGCATTATTGCGCCGTAGTGGCAAGTTGGTGCCAATTCCTGCATTTTCCCACACCTCTGTATAGTTGTTTGAAAATAGAAATACCCTACGATGTAAAGTGCGACACGCAACAATATTGCCGGGATGAGAATTAATCGTGCCAAGTTGTAATTGCCCCGGCACGCCACTGGTTAAATTTGTAATCGTATTGGGTGGTGTACCATTTGACGCTAGGTTAATGAAAATCCCTGCCAAGGCATTTGCAAAGGTAGTCGCAACACGTATGTGAGTTGCATCAACAAAAATGGCATAGTAAGTCGTAGCGGCAACAAGAGGAGATGGAAGGCCACCACCTGCGGTAAATTGTATTTGCATCCCTGTCGCATAGGTTGTTGAAACGGTCAGTTCATCTGTCGCAGATGATGCTGTGAACGTGTTTGAAACAAGCCCCCAGCTATATACATCATTGAAACCTGATAATTCAAATTGGTTTGTACCGCCATTGGCTACCAGTAAAAATCCATCTATGAAGCAAACATCAACGGGCGTGATAGGGAAGTTAGGATCAACAGAACGCAAATTGAATGTGAATTGATTTGTACCTGTGTCCCACACACAACCAATCTGACCGTCAACAAAGAGGATTTGTGGGCCATTGGCATTGTTATTTGCATCAACCCCTACATAGCCAGCACTGGTTGGCAATGGCTGTGGATTTAATTTAGTGAGATTATTATTGATATCCCTGCGCCAGATATCAGAACCAATCACAAAATATTCAAAATTGTTAAGGACAAATTCAGCCCTGAAACCGCCTGTGGTTGTACCAAATACAAGGCCAGTATTTAACAAGCCTGATGTTGATAATAAAGCACGAGGCTTTTTACCCTTGGGATCAATGTATTCAAACATATTGATGCTACGTTCCCCATCAATATTGGGAAATCGCTGGTTGTTATAGCTGCCTACCAGTTCAAAGTCTTGAATAGGCATGTTAATAGCTCAATATGTTTGGCCAGTAGAAAGGTTCTGGCGCAGTGAGGGTGACTGATGGCCTGATAGTAAGATCAGTTTCATTGCAATTTTTGAATGTATTGTAATAGTCCTCATATTCCTTTTCGTTGGCTTCCGGCCAGTTACCAGATGGGTAATAAGACAGAAATTTACGCGCTAGGGCATATTTCAAAAATCCATAGTAGTTAGGTGGCAATTCACCAAGAGAATCCATGTTACCCAGATCATTGATCATGCACTTAACTTGAATCTTGGCTGCATAAGGTTGGTCAGGCACAGGATAGACCGTGATAAATGATTCGGTTGGCTGCTTATCAAGGAAAATGAATCCCGGCCTTGCAAGCAGATTTGTTTGCCTGACTACGTTCCAGTATGTTGCCTTGTTGATAATCCTCAACGGATAAACAAGCGATGCATTGACTGGCTGCGTGGGGAAATTAAAAGCCGTTATCACATTAGGCGGGACACCGTTTGTCAAAATATCTATGAAATTCCCCAGCAATGCATTGGCTGATGTTGTAGTCAAGTACACCGTTGTAGGGCTTACATTGATTGTCCAATAGGTTGTACCAGCCACCAAAGGCGATGGGATAGTGCCAGTTGATGATATGGTGATTGGCGTATTGGTTGGGAACGATACCGTACTTGCAAAGGTCAGCAAGTCAGTTGTTGAATCTGCGGTGAATGGAAATGAAATAGGAATGGCACCGGCAGGATTACCATTTGCAGGGACGAAGTAATTTGCAAATGACAGATCGACAATACGATCTTGCACTATATCAGCAGGAACGATATCCGATATTGAATACGTATCTTTTCCGACCGTAAAGTTAAAGTTAATGGTCGTAAGATAGGGGATGTAAATACTATCAGCAGCAAACTTGTCTAATAACTCATTAAGCAAGTCCAAGCCTGATGTGAGCATGAAAGGGTCTGGCATTTCACCAACACCAAGCTCACCCAACAGGTAAAGGGCGTTAATTATGACATCATTAGTCGTCCGGACTACTTGAGACATTTAACACCCTCCTGTTCAAAGTGACTTCCTACTCAGGAATCATCACCCTCACCATCAACAGGGAACGCTACTTTATCGAGTCCAGCCGTTACCTTGCGGCCAAATCCTTGCGCCCATTCGCCAGTGTTTTGCATATTGGCGTTAAACTCCATCAGTTCACCCGGCATACTTGGCTTGCGACCAGCGTATTGCCTGACTGCGGATTGTTCCTTTTTGACAAATTCATTCTTTGCAGAATGTTCGGACTCATAGCGTCCTTGCCTTTTGTTAGCAATTGCCGCCTCTTTGCCCGGGGAACCGTCGTATCTATCTTTCATTTTCATTCTCCTTAAGACAAAAGTTTCACGGCATATTGTGGATGCCACTTAAAGCCGCACAGGATGTCCAGACGCATCAAGTTTTGATAACCCAAGATGTCACCAGTCTGGGTGACTGCGAGTGACAATCCAGTTTCAGGATCAACCGCTACGCTTGCGTATGGCACTTGGAGTTTATAAAGCGGAGGACAAACGATATCTAAAGCGCGTGCAGGGTAAGCCACGTTCACGTTATAGGAAGGCACAACCGTTACTGCACCGCCTGTAGGCACTGGCACATCCACATTCTGCAATGGAGATGAGGTCGAACTTACAATGGAAGGTGAGACAGTAATGGTCACAGCGCCACCGCCCGAGGAATTGGCAGGAGCCGTGATCACGAATTGCATATTCTGACCGGTCGATTGACGGGAAAGCGGATTGACGCTATGCACGCCAGCAATGGAGATTAAATCACCGGGCAAAAAGTAATTGGTAACACCAGCAGTTGCACCAGCTAATACAATCGTATTGCCGGATGAAACCGTACCATTCACCGTCAAACTATCGCCGGGATGCAAAGTTGGCCCTGCACCAGCGACGTGTTTCACAATGTTCTGGGATTGGAAGATATCAAAATAAGACAAGTGACCAATGGCTGACTGCCTCACGATTTCTTCGTTGAATACTGGTGTAAAATTATTGAGCAATGCAGATTTTAATGAGGAACCATCTCTCACGCTCATGGCAAGATAGGCATCTGATGCGATGTTAACGCCTTGCTCCAGTAACTTTGCACCAGCCAAATCAACGGTTGCAAAGGAGTTGATGGGGCTACCAGCAGAGCCTTGGAAAAAATAAAGCTCTTGTTCTGCATCGGCGCAAATATCACGCTCCATTTGAGTGATGATATTTTGGATCGCTGGCTGAATGAACATGCGGCTAAAATCTTCAATCCGCAAAGTTAAATCTTGTACCGTGTATGCGATCAATGCGTGGTATTGATGCGCGACAGTGATATTTTCCACAGTCTCAATGATGTCTTGAGGCACTGCGGTTGAACCATCACCGACGATAAAATTGTTTTGTCTGCGTACTTGCAGCGTGTCACCAATTTTGTAGCCTGAATTCTGGAAGTCATCCTGATAAATTCGGGAACCAGTCATGACAAAAGGTGAGTTATTGGCAAACATTGCCAGTGCGGTGTTAGATACGAGTTGAGTCGTAATAAATTGATTAGGCATTGCGAGTCTCCATCCTTGTTTGAGTCATCCATTTAAAAACCGGCAAATTCTTACTTAAACTTGCCCGCTCTCATCATCGCCCTGATTTCTGAGGGTGATGTTTTTTCAGTGACACCGGCTGAATTGGAAACAGGGTTTGCCTTGATCTGTCCGACTAATGGACGGGACGGAGAACTTTTATGCTCACCACCACTGATCAACGCATGGCTCAGTTTCACCATTTCAGACGCTTGATCTACGGGGTGGAGTTTTGATATTCGGTTTAACTCATCAGGATTTTTGCCGAGTTTATAGAGGACTTCTCCTGCGCTTCCGGGGCCTTGCTTTGGTAGCATTAAAGCCGCATCACGCATTGAAGGCGTAAAAGGAGCATTATCACCACGCACTACATCATCAAAGCAAGGCCCCGGAAGCG